ACGGAACTTTTCACCCAACCCTGTGGTCCCTCACTCAGGGACCGTGCGCAACCCGATTTAGAAGCGTGGAGATAACGAAAACTAATAAATATTTTTAGGACGTTGACTAGACGCGCAGATCTGCTGCTTTACTTGATATACCGGCCCTCCTTAACCGGTCCACACTGTGTCATGTGTGAATTGATTTTGTAAATAAAAGATGATGAAAGAAACACTAACCACTAACGCTGTGGTGTACGGGATTATTAAGGAATACCAAACCTAAAGAAAAATACCGAGATACTCAAGAACATTAACCCCCTCAACAAGCTCCACCGCAGTTTGAACAGCTTCAAATGCCTCCAACCCCTCATCAACTGGTACAACAGCATCCACACCCTCAACAGTAGGGACCTCGAGGAAATCGGAGGTGCCATAAGCGACGAGGGGGGCTACCGCGGTAACGGTGAAGGCGATGCCCATTGAATCATAAGCCTCATTAACAGAATCGGTCGACCCATAGTACTCAGAAGGGTCAACCGAAACATAAGGTTCATAATCAAAGGGTACGTCGAAGGGGCCGGAATTTAACGTCGACTGGCCATCCGACTCTTGGAGAAAAACGATCCTCCACGGTCAGAAGCGCCAGGGACACCAAAGCTGGTCGAGCCAAAAGTCTGGCCGACTCCAGTAGTGGACTCAGAACCATAATTAATAACCCTACCAACTGGAATTTGAGCTAATGTGTTCATGACTGCATCCAACTCACTGGAATGTGACGGACTGGGACTGATACCATAGGATATAGCTGTCACCTCATCGGGGGCGACCTCCCAGTGCCAGATACAATCTACCGCAAAGACATTGCTTTGGGCAGAGGCGGCTGGCACAGTGTCGCCCTCAAAAACAACGACGAGAGCATTTTGATCCTGCTCAGAACCGTTACCACCAGGGGCCGCAGAAAACACACAAGGGTCAATTGTGGTGGCACCAGAGGCGGTTCGGTTGGGCTGGTTGTTGTTGTTATACCGTTGAAAGGCAGGCACACGAGAAGGTTTCCAAACGTACTCCACCACTTTTTCGGATGGAAATCGCACTTCCATCCCCTCAGTGAGGGAGTCACGAATATAAGAAACAGAAACGGTCGTGGCACCACTACCGGTTAAACAACTCAGCAATGAGACAACGGTACCAGTGGAGGCAACGCCGGCACCCTGGCCTACAATAGGCAACAACCCTCCAATAAATCGACCAGCACGGTTTAATTCCGTGCCCTCATAGTATACACGCATGGCCATACCGACACATCGGATTTTACCAGCGGTAGACCAAAAGGTGGCCAGATTGGGGGCGGTTATCGTACCATAGGCGACGGTGCCTGTAGCGTTGGCGAGATCGGTGACGGAACCACCACCTGAGATGGGTTCCGTGAGGGAATTAAAACAGTTAACAGGATAAGGAAACATAACCCACCCACCAGCATGTACAGTTGAGGTTCCAGAGGTCGCAGAAAGGGCGTTACGATAATGGTATCTGGTCGTAATGAGGCCACTTGGTGAGACATCTGGGTCTGGGATATGAGCTGGGAACGCGTTAAACGGGTCCGCAATAGCCCGGAAGTATGCACTTCGAGTAACTGTGTTCGAATTTGAAGTTTTAGGAACGGGTTTTTGAACTGAAACCGGTTTCTTGGCCATCTTCTTGGCCATTTTGGCATTTTTACTTTTTGTCATTTATCTGGGACACCCGAATGACAACGGCGACTGTACATCTCGATACACCTGTGGTCTGCGCCGTGCAGTCTGTCGGCATTTTGGTTAGCACGGAAGTATTAAGCTAGGTAAATAACACCGTTTTGGGCATGTTACGATCGAGACCCCATTTCCTTCTCAAGGACTGGCAGTATGACTGCTGGCTGAAACACGGTGCCACCGGGTGGATTACCACCATAGGGCGTCAACACCCACACCTTGCCCAAGGGTGTGGGGGAAGTTTAACGACCTTCCAGGTCGGTCAATACGGCATATGGTCCCCGTAACGTGGAATCTCGTCCACGTCACAGGGAAGGACGGTTAGGGTATTGAAATACTCCTCGATGCTCTCTTGAGCCTCGGGTGGGATACCGAAAGCCAACCAGAAACTATATCTGGTTTTTGGACTTATATCACCATATCCACGCTGCATTCCATTAATCAACTGCCGAACCCCCCATCCAAAAGGCTTGTTATATTGGTCGGTCTTGAGTACTACTCCTTTTGATGACCTAGAGTACATAGCATAAAAGTTTTGCCAAATAGGGACTCCACCTGCAAGGGCCAAACCACCCTCCCCTACAGCGCCTAACCACCCCTTAAAAACCTCACGTGTAACATGTGGTATTAATGAGACGGTATCCTTGGCTAACCCGACCTCCGGGTGGCGTACCATAAGATAGTCATCTACCTCAGGGCCAACCCAGACGGGGTGAGTTTGGCAAAACTCTATTTGCTCAAGTTCATAGACCGGGGTCTCAACAACCATGTTGAACCCCATTTTTAAAAACCAATCGGTAACGTGTGCACTAAACGCAGCAAGATCTCTGCGCTCCATGAACACTACACAATCATCACCATTATTGGCCAGTGAAAATTTCTGTATACCCGTATGGTGCATGTACGCATATATCATAGCGCACATCAACAGGCAGTTACCTAGACCAGTGTTCATATCCCCACTCATACGACAACCATCTGTCTCGTATTTCAATGTACCATTGGGCGTTTCACCAAAACACTTGTTAACCAGCTGTAATTTTAACAGTCGTGCAAGCTGTTTGCGGTGATGGCCCAAATAAAAACACGAGGTGTAGACGGCATGTTCCCATCGCAAAGCGGGTTTACTAACATGCTGGTCAAACCGGGAGGCATCTAGCCCCACGGCGACTGGGTCCGTGAACTTGTTCCATTTCTTCCTCATTAACCTTCCAGCCTCTAACGCATTGATGCCTTTGACTACAGTTTTCTCTCCATAGACATCCGCTATCGCTTCATAAATCCTCTCCTCAATCGGCCTAAGGTATCTGCCGACCTCAACATTAAACCGAGGTGACCTGGGTTGGATCACTCGGGGAACGGGGTCAGGTTTCTTCGTGACATTCATCTTTTCAACCTTTACGAACGCCTTGATGTAACTATCCTTCACAACGAACCGCTTCGCACAAAGCGATTCGTATGCCCTCTGGTATATCACCTTCTTGCGACCCCTATTACTATCGACAAATTGCTGCCGTAGAATAGGGGTGGTCGAGGGAAGGTGCTTTTCCAGTTCAGCACGAAAATGCCGAAGAGTGTCGGAGAAGTAAACACCAGAGACTGGTTTTGGAGGTGGCACGAAATTTCCTGCCGCGTCTTTCACGAAAAAGACTCTCTCCTTAACCGCCCGTTCCAATGTATCAATATCGTTATTGTGGATTCGAAGGTCAATCGGGGGAGATACCCCGACCACGATTTCTGACCTTCTAACCTTTGGTGACCCCGCAAGTCTTTCTACCTCCAAGTTGGGATGATCGGGAGCCAAGCTCAATGAGCTACTCATCCCAGGTAGGACCCGTGGGCACCCCTACGCGTTGCGACTAGGACCCTCACCATGACGGGCCCCAGCGCTACGCGCACCAAACAACCTCTCCCACGGAGACAACCCAGTATAACTACGGTTGTACTCCGCGACCCTATCACGCGTATCCCTTGCCACACGATATTGTTTCGCCAACAATTCTGCTTCTGTGGGGGTGAATGCCACCTCAATAGCAATAGGCAGAATGTGTGAAATGTGGAGGGAACGAACCCCTTTGCGAGTCAGGTAGTCATATATGAATTTGTGGGCTACCTGCTCGTTGGCCGCACTGCGGGACTTAAACATGAATTTATTGCGACATTCACGTCCACAGTACGCGGCGAAGCGCGCGTGGTTTTGGGTGGTGTTAGCGTCGAGATTAGTAATCAACTCATCATCATCGGTGTCATCGATGTTGACGGCCTCATTGACCTCGGCGGCATATTGGTGAACTCCCTCTGGAACGTCACTTGACGTTATCCATTTGTAAACACCATACCAAAACAAAATTGGAAGGGCCATTGTGTGAGCAAAGTGATCTAGTTCCTAGGTAGCTTACAACGCTGCTGTTACTAGACGTAAATCTCACACACACTCTAGTCAGGAG